CCGCCGAGTTCTCTCGGCAGATACGGAAAATACCCACCTCGGTAAGCATTCTGAATAGAAGAACCATTGACAGAGGCAAAGGTTCTACCTAACCTTCTCGCAACGTCCTTCCGCAGCTGTAGCTGCTCGGACAAGGAGAAGTGAGCGTCCTTGTCACCCGATCTCAGTCGCCTGCAGGCAACCTGAGCAAACGCACTACGGTGCGCATATTTCGGATGATAACCAAGTTCGCAAAAGGTGAACCCCCGGCCTTGACGGAAATCTTTCCCAAAAGAGAAAGAAAACCCGAAGGCCGCCATAAGTTCATCATACCGCTGCTCTTGTCGCTTATCAGCGATAAAGACGATGTCGTCGCCCTTTTGGGCTTGGTATCTCAAGCCCGCTAGAACAGCGACATACGAGTGGATGATGTTCAAAATGATGAATGCCAAAGGTGATCCCATTAACACACCTCGACGAGAGACAATAGTCGACCCATCGGGGTATGTAATGGAGGTTGGCCCAACGGTTCGGTAGATCGCAGAGGCAAAGGGTGAATTATTATCCACCTTCAATGCCCGAAAGATCCCCCGAACGACTCGCTCACTGGCGGAAAACGGAATCGTATCGGTCGAGGTTGTAAGGTCAGCAGACCTAAACCTTACTTCCGAGGGATAGTCACGACAATAGTCGTAGACCCTCCCAAGGAATCGATCGAAAGACTCCGTATCCGACTTCCAGATATTCGAACAACCCGGTAGCCTGGTGATCACTGGGCGCACACGATTCGCGAATGGTTCCACCGCAACTCTCGCAAATGGCTCCATCTTGGTAACGATCCGCGCCTTGAAGCCGCTCTCCGCAACAGCAGAAGCGACCGCAACGGCCTGACCGACCTCGATAGAGTCATCGACCAAAGATCGGAGGGCAGCACGCTCTGGACTCTCACGTTCATTAACGAAGAAGACCGGAACGAGGGGTTGAGCAGGACGAGACATCGTCCTTGCCACAACCTCCTTGCGGACAAAAGCCGCAAAGCCGCCCACCTTTCTAGGGTAGCCCACAACCGCAGAGGTTGAGACGCCGATGGACCCAGTAGGGTCCTCCGGATAGTCCAACCCAGCCGTATAATCCTCCAAACCTTCCAATAGGTCGGTAGGAACAGGATCCGAAGGCGTGGAAAGACAAATCTTATGGGATTCCAATGATTTCTCGATCTTCTTCTTCGTCGGCAACGGTAGGGCCCGAGAGAGGGTGGATAAGTGATACAAGAACTCGAGCAGAGAAGAACGGCCTCCGCGACTGCGGACGGCTATCTCCAGATGCCCTCGGAACAACAAAATGGGAACATATGTGTTCTCAGGTGTTGAACCGATAGAAATCGCTCGCATATTTGCGAGATATTTCTTGAGCTCATCGATCACCCATTCGACGCCAAACAACTTAGTGAAATGGATCATTTTCAAACATGAGATTGCCATTCCACGAATAGTTGAGACGTCACGTGTGCGCCTGCGATCGAGGCGTGGAGTCCAATACACCGCGAAATTTCGCAGTGAGGTCCACACCCCTTCCAGGACACGAGCAGTCTCAAAGTCGGGGACATAGTCCCTAACTGAGAGGAACACTCTAGACCGGGTTAAATCACCGAACCTAAAGGTTCCGACCGCGTTGAGGAGAGTAGCTGGTACTCCCACTCCCGCCTTCCCATGGCGGCTCCTCAGAAAGCCCAGATTGGTCCATAGACCGGTTCGGGACCCGTGGTTCG